GTTTATGCCACTGTCAAGGACGGCGAATACATAGAAATTACACGGGCAGAAATGTGTCCCTCGGAAAAAGCTCCGGACATGCACTTCAACAGTTCCGCCGTGCTCGAAGGGGTTTATAAGATTGGAAAGGATATTCCCGCCGGAGAGTACAAGCTCGTTGCCACTGAGGCGGGAAACGACGGTTATTACGCCGTGCTGTCGAGTTCGTACAATTACGGCGATAATATCGTTGCTAACGATAACTTCAGCAACAATGCATATATCACTGTCCAAGACGGACAATATTTGCAGATTTCCAGAGCACTTGGTGAAAAAGTGGACTGACGCAATATTACAAAGGAAAAGCCCTCTCGATTGAGAGGGCTTTTATTCGTTTATCGGAATGATTACTTTACCGGCACGCATGTTGACATTTCTAAGCTCGTTTACAATATCACCGCGCTCGTTCATAACGACAATCGTTACGGTTCCGCCATTGCTTCGTTCCATAGCTCTTTCAACACCGCGCTCAACACCCGAAGAAACACCGTCCACAATTTGGCTGTTGTTGGCAACTGCCGTCCTGCCTCCGATTTGTCCAACCATCTCGGGGCCGCTCTCTCGAGCAATAAAGAGTTGTCCGGTATCAGGATATCCGCCGGATGCATACTGCTGTGCCCCGGTAGATCGGGTTTTTACTGTCACATCGCAGCTTACACCGTTTATATTGTTGATGTTATTTTTAAGCTTGACGAGCTGATCCGAATAATACTTCGTCTTTTTGCTTGCGTCATCCATTGCAGCAGACGTGTTCTTAATAGCCTTGCGTGACTGTTCCAAAGCGTCTTCGGCATGTTCGACTTCTTTTTTAAGAGTTCGATATTCCGGACTAAGCTTTTGCGATATCCAGTTCGCGACATCACGAAAGCCACCTGATACGCCCTGATTTTTCTTGTCAAGTTCTGCCGCCTTTTCGTTTAGCTTATTTTGTGCCTCGGCAAGCCTATCTGACGCAACCTTGTAATTGTCAGTCGCCGTCTTGTTGTCAATTGTTGCTTGATAAAAGGCTTTGTATGACTCAGTCAGAATGTCTTGTATTGCAGCCATTTCGGCCTGTTTCTTCAAAGCCTCTATGACCCCGTAAATTGAGTCCTTAGTCTCCACAACTACGCCTTTGGTCTCGTCGATACTCAAATGCAATCCGTCGATATTCATAGCATTCAGAGTGTCGACCTTGACGCGCATCAAGTCCATTTCATAGGCGGACTTATTTGACTTTTCACTCAGCTGATATATCTCGTCGGTGAGCATTTTAACTGCACCGTACTCCGCACTGACGGTGTTCAATCCCTCTATCTTCTGATTAAGACCATCCATATTTTCCTTTGTTCTTTGGATGATTGCCTCAGAGGATGCGATGTTTTCTGACAACACCTTATAGGCATCGGAGGATTGGTAGGTCTTTTCTGCAAGCTCATCTGCGCCCTGTTCAAAACCTATGATAGCTCCCGTGATTGCACCAATTGCCGCGACGACCAGTCCGGCCGGACCCAACGCCGCATACATAGCCACTGCAACGGCAGTAAGTCCTACTGCCATAACCGCCAGTTTGGCTTTGGCGTCTTCTGCGCCCGCGCCGAATGCCTTAAAAGCAGATTTTGCCATCGCCAGCGATGCCGCGAATCCTGCCGCGCCTATCATGGCTTTTTGAGTTGCCGACAAACCCGCTCGGAACTGCTTCAAACTGTCTTTGGCAGCACCCGCAGCTTTCTTCCATCCATAACCTAACGCCTGCGCTGTGCTTCCTCCGGTCTCCTTTATCCAAGAAAAACTCTCGGTAAAAGTAGAGACAACTCTCAGCCCCTTAAAGCTATTCCACACGCCTTTTGCGCCGGAGTACCACTTACTCAGAACCTTTACGCCGAAAGCGGCGGTCGCGCCGGCTGCAACTCCCTTTATCACCGGCTCAAGTGCAGAGACTGTGGATTTCACTTTTTCAAGCTTCTGCTTCAGCTCTTCGGCGCGCTCTGCAAGCTTCGGGTCAATAACACTGTTGGCGTTAGACAGCGGGCTGTTGAAATTGTTT